TATGGTGACACTCATGAAAGATATGACGTTCTCTTCTGCAACTTGTGACAAATCTGTCATTTTGTTTGAAGGAGGATTGAGATCTGGCATGGCTTGCACATCACTTGTAGCTTCTCTAGCTTCTGTTATGATGGTTTATCTTGATTTTAGCCGTTTTATCTTTCCCGGAATGAAACCCCATGAATTCTTCCGAAAAGTTAGGACCAGGAGCGGAGGCGATGATCTAAATATTGCTGTAGATACAGATCTTGCAGTTAAGATTGATCTCGCCGCTGTTCAGGGCCGAATTAGGGAGAATTATGGAATGAAATTGACTATTGACACAAAAACTGATGAATCCGTGGAATGGGTTGAGTTTGAAGACATCTCGTTTCTTTCGAGAACCTTCATACCTCACCCTATGCATAAACAAGTTTGGCTTTCCAAACTAAAAGAGACATCTGTTGCATCTTCACTGTACTATTCAGATTCTGCGGACCCTTTGGTCCATCTGGATACAGTGGTGAGTTGTGCAAGAGATGTTTTCCCCCACGGAAGGGAAGCATATGAACAGTACAGGAAGTACGCATTCGCACTTGCTGAATGTTCTGACACAAACATAGACATACCTTCATATGTTGCTTGTGGCAATGATCTTTGGACTGACACCCTCACAAATGAGCCCAAAGTAACTCATGATAGAAAACCTCAAGTTAGTGCTAAACGTAACGACGTAAAGCCACTTTCACTCGAGATGTCTAACTCACAAACAAGAACTTACGACTACATCAAGTCGATGTTTGTCGTCGAACTTAAGAAATCTGAGTCCTACGATCAACTCAGAAAGACTAAAGCTTACTCCGAATTTCTGGAGCGAGCTTCAAGCAGAAAAGCCATTCTCCAACCTTGCAGGGTTGGCGATACTAATTGCATGATTTTTCCCTGCAATTCTCATGCCTTTTGGCTTTATGCTGAAATGCAGATGAATAAGATTAAACCTGGAAGACCTGGCTCCCTCTTTGTGGAACAGGAACATCACGACCATATTGATTCCCTCGGAGAGCAAGTTGTCAAGTCATGGAGAAAGATGTTTAGGGACGAGAAAGCTCGTGGCCAAATGAAGGACATCTACACTCCTCCAGGTCCTGCCTGTGGCAAGAAACGGATTAATGCCTACAGGCTTCATCTTGTGCCCTACCTCTTCCTCCATGCGACAAAGCAAACTCCTGCCACCTGGAAGTTTCTTAAGGTTTGGGCCATGAACACTGCTATGTTCACTGAACACGCAATGTATGACGCTGCCAGTGTCCTGTCTGAATTTGTTGACAGGATTCACGAGGAGATTCCAATGGAGATTGATGATGTCCAGTCAAGGTCAAGTCCTCCTGAAATTGATGAGCCTCAAGCTGACAACGGCACTGATGGAGGAGCAATTCCCCCAGCAGCCACCGCCAAGGTCAGTTCCGGCTCTGTTGATGGAGGAGCCCAGCAACCATTTGCTGCTGACGCCAACGCTGCACTTGTTGCAACCGCTGAGATGCCTGCCGCAGTTGCTGGAGGATCTGGATCCCAGGCCACCATGATCATGGAGAGCCTTGGAGGTTACACTCCAGAGACTATGCCCCGAGGAGCTTTTGTAAATTGTCTTCTCGCTCCGGTCTACCAGGAGTGTCCCCTCACTACTCTCAGTGTGGGTGTTGACACCGCCGAGAACACTCTTCTCTGGCAAAAGGAGATCAACCCCTGGGACATCAACTTCACAGGGCCATACATCCATGCCTGGGCTTCACTTCATGACAGGTTTGCTGGATCCTTTGAGATCAGCCTCAAGGTTGCCTCTGCCGGGACTATTCTTGGTAGAATTGCTCTGTACTATGTTCCTGGTGACATGACCATCCCAACTACACCAACTAGACAGAACATGATGCCTTTTCAACATGTGATCATCGACATGCAGCAACCATCTTCCCAGTCAATCCTGATTAGACCTTCAAACAGGACTGATTTCTACATGAGCAAAGGCC